GTTTCACTTGTAAAAAACCCTGCTAAATCAATATCAACACTTGAACCACCTACACTTAAACTTTGACCACCAATAGAACCACTTGTTGCAGGACCTCCAGAACAAACAGTAGGCTGTACTACTGAACTTGTTGTACCTGCTTGTGTTGCAGTTACAGGACATTCTAAAAATATATCACTTGTGTTTGCATACCCTGTAGGTATAAGTAGTTTAACTTTTATTGTTCTTGATGTATCAGTACCTTCTGCAGGAAATTTGTTATTTGCAAAATCACCATCATCACTTGATATAGAATCTATTACACCAACAGCAGGACTTGGCAAAGTAATAATACCTTGATTATCTACTGCAAAACCTACTAACCCTGCAACCGTACAATCAAAGTCTGGTAATGGTGGACTTGGTTCTACAAGGTGTAAATAAAAAGGGCTTCTTACGTTTATCTTTGTACTCATCTTAATCTATCTTCTTTTAATGTAAATGCTAAAAAATCTTCTACATCTAAACCAAAGTTTTTAATTAGTTCGTCAGGTAATTTTTTAAAACCTTGTTCAAATGGTTTAGTAAAAAACAAACTTGGCTTTATACCTTTTCTGTAAATGCTTCTTGCTATTAAATATCCTATTGTATTATAGTTGCCTTTTTTAAACTTTCCTTCTTTATCTCTTAATCTTATGTTCTTGCTTTTTGCCCATTGTGCTAATGGTTTACTTGGAGGCATTTTGTTTGTATAACTATATGGTGTATTATATTTCTTTTTAGTACCACTTACACCTTTGTCTTGAAACACACCGTAATCTTCCATTTCAAACTCTACAGATATAGAATTAGGCATTTCTTTTACATTACCCTTTAAACTATTGTAAAGTTCTTTAGAAACGTTCTTACGCCCTTTAGATAACCTTGTACGTGATTGTTGTATTACAAAGTTTTTAAATGCTTCTAACGCTGCTTGTGTTTTTGTTAACTGCATATTGTCATATCGTTTTGTACTACTACATCAAATGTTGCAGACCATCCTGCTAACTTGTTTTCAAACCTATCTACAAATGGTTCACAACTTACATCACCCTGTACTTGGTAAAGTTCTGTATATAGATCACCACGTTGTAAGATGTTTATTATTCTTGTTAGTAATCCTAATTGTGTATTTAGCACATCCTGTTCGTTATCGTTTCCTACAAATATATCAGTAGTTGCTGCTTTGCTTATATCTACAATATCCATTGCAAGAATAGAAATGTTAAACGTTAATGTTTTAGTTCCTACTGTTGTGTTGTTTACTATAATATGTGATAATGGAAATATAGTTTGCTTGTTTAAATCTACATCATCTAAACTTCCAAATGTAACTGTATTAACAAATGGTTCTGCTGCAAGTGCTGTTTTTAATTGTTCCGTTACGTTGTAAAAACCTTTCATCGTTTTTTAATTAACTTCTTTTCTAATTCTACTTTATCTTTTTCAAATGCTAAATACATTAAACACTTGTGGACGTTAAGCTGGGTAACCGTGTCAAACTTGGTAGCATCTCCTTTAGCAATACCATAGACCGATTGATACCAACCCCACTTTGATCCAAAGCCTCCTTCTGTTGAATAGTCAGTTTGTTCGGTAACTCCTTCTGTAAATAGTTCAGGATAGTTTGTGTTAACTCGTTGCTTAAATTGTAAAAAAAAACCATAGAACCAAAAACAATATCTAAAGGCATATACTTTAGCTTGTCATTCATACCTTTGTATTCTTCTATGTTGTACTTCTTATCTTTCTTAAATTTAACTGGTCTGTATAATACGCTCATTGCTTTGTGCATATTATCCCACTTACCCAAGTTCTCATCAAGGTCTATAAACTCACCTAATGACATATCATCAAGTACAGGTATAAATCCATACTCTACATTACCTAAACTAAACGTAGGTACTAAACTATGCTTCTGGTCAAATATCTTGTTGAGGTGTACTACTATCTCTTGTACTGATTTGTATTTTATGTTTGCAACATCCTTTAAGTTGAGGTTACAAAATATCTCTACCATCTTTTGTAGTAAGAATGTAGATTCTTTATTTTCTTCGGTGTTTAACTTTTCAAATCTTTGATATTGATCTAAAGTTATTTCTTTAAGTGAATCAGGTACGTTTATTTCAACTTTCATATTAATACAATAAATTAATTGATGTTTTGTATAAAAAGAAAAAGGTAACATTTCTGCTACCTAATTCCAATTAAACCAAATCAAAAAAAAACTATTGTTTTAATATAAACCTTTTATAAGAATATCTATATGCTTCTTCTATTGTTTTTTCTAAATGTATGCTGTTTTGTTTGTACAGCTTCTTACCTTTTAGTATTTGACCTTTATAATCTATATCTAAATAAACATCAGATTTAGTACCACGTTTAGATGGTCTTTGTACTATATATATCTTTTCGTACCAACAGGCTTCTTGCATCTTAAAAATATCCAACTATTTTATCTGTTATTTCATTTGCCCACAATATAAAGAATAAAAAGAAATACATTGAAGCTATTGCAAATAACCCACATAATAATGCACCACCAAATATTCTGATGAGGTTCTTTCTGTTTTCTTTTTTAGTTAATTCTTTTACCATTATATACTCTACTTTGTTTTCCATAATATAATTATTGGTTAATAAAAAAGGGGGTTGCCCCCCTGTAATTTTAAATATTAATTAAGTTATTTAATTTTATTTTTAATCCTTTTGCACAACCTACTAACCAAGCATTTTGTCCGTTAGAATAGTATTTAGTTGAATAATGAGTTAAACAAAAATCTTTTTCCCAATCTATAAAAGTTTTAAACTTTTGCCCTTGATATGTAAATTCAACTGATCCTTTGTTTTTTGTATCATTATATATTTTTTTAAAATATTTCATTTGTCTTTGTTTTAATTAAACTTTGTTTTACTTTGTAAATATACTACTATTTATTTAATTAACAAATAATACACAATTTATTTTAATATATGTAGTATTCACCCTTGTTAGGGTTTTCTAATTGGTCTGTTAAAACGTACCTTAAACTATCTATGCAATCTGGGTGTTCCCCTGATGGTTTATTTAATGTATTACCATCTTTATCCTTTGCCCATATGTAACCTTGTAGTTCTCTTTTCAAGTTCCTGCTTCTTGATGTAATGTATATTTCATTTTGGTTTATTAGGTTAATACCAAAGTTTACACTATCCCTACCTTTTGTACACGGATATATATTATGCCCATCTCTACGCAAAGTTTCAATACTCTTTGGTTCTGCTGAATCTGCAATTAAGTTTTCTGTTATATTGTTTTGTCGTAAGAACATAGATAAATCCCTTAATACTGTATTTGATTTATAAAACACCTCATCTGCTATATAAGCATCATTCCATTTATATAGTGATACAATAACTGTAGGATCAGTATAACCAAAATCTACACCGTGTGCTAATAAACGTGCTTCTTGTGGTATGTTATCTATTTCTTTCCAATCTGGTATACATACACCTTCTAAAGAACCTGTTTCACCAAGTCCGTACACCCTCCACCAATTTGCCCAGTATGTTGAGGTTTTGCCTTTATCTCTTGCTTTCTCTATTTCTTTAACAATGCTTTCAGGTAGTGCATTATTATCTTTGTATGTTAGTGTAATGTAATCGGTGTCCTGCTTTCCTATCAGTTCTTTATCTACCCAAAACAAATTACTTGGGTTGTAGTCAAGCCAAACTATTCCACTTGTTCTAACTGATAATTGGTTATAAGCATCAAAGGGTACATTGTTACATTCGTTAATATATAAATCTGTTCTTCTTGCACCACGTAACTTATCTGGTTGATCTGTACTAAAAAACTCTATATAACTACCATTTGTAAAAGTGTATTTTAAAGTGCTTTTATTAAACTGAATATCCCTATACCTACCTAAACCCTTTAATATGCCTAAAAAGTCTTTTAAAGCACCTCTACGAAGGTGTGGTATAGATTCGGATACTACACTTATTTCTTTGCCATCGTTTCTTATAGCGTAATCAATAAGCAAACAAAGTATTGATATGGTCTTGGAAGCTGATGTGCCACCTTTAACTATTCGTATCCTGCTTTGTAATTGCTTTAGCTTTTTAAATGCTATTGTTTTCTTTACTCGCATATAGAATGAAGTGTAGGGTTTTAGTTATCCCTAATCCTCCATAAATAACGGAATGTCCTCGTTAATGGTAATATCTCTTGTTTCTCTTGGTTTACCAGCATAATAGTTATAGTACAGTTGTACGA